CTTAAACGAATGGGCTAATTCAATTTATGGTTGGAAAGATATTGCTGAGTTATTATTTATACCTATTGAGGCTTGTACAACCGAGGTAGAATAAAGACATGGAAAAGAAAATAGGACGGTACTGGTTTGCTTGGGGACGCGTAAGTGGATTCGCCCTTGGTTTCTCAATCGATAAATACCATTGGAGTATCGACTTAGGATTTTGGTACATAGGGCAGGAGTTCTAGTGGCAACGGCAGTAGTAAAGAAGCAACCCGCTAAACCCAAGGGGCGACCTAAAGGAACAACGGTTCTCCTTGATGATGTTAGGCGCGAAGAGTTGCTGAACCTGATTGTGCTTGGCTTGCCAGTAAACAAAGCGGTAGCGATGGTAAACATTGCTGAGTCCACTTTCTATAACTGGATGAGCCGTGGAATGGTAGAGCGGGATAGGTTGGCGACGCTTCCTGATGCTAAACCTAAACCCGAGGAGAAAATATATTTGAATTTTTTGGAGTCTCTCACACGGGCGCGAGCGGAAGCAATCGCTAAAAAGGTGGCAGTCGTATCAAGTGCGGCGAGTCAAGGAGATTGGAAAGCATCCGCTTGGTGGTTAGAGCGTCAAGTCCCTGAAGATTTTGGTCGGATAGATAAGCAAGAAGTTCTATCTCATTCCGTGTCAGAGGTAAGAGTTACAGTCACCATGGGAGAACTTCAAGAGAAGATAGCCAAAGTCCTCGAGTCCCGTAAGACAAAGAGCGCTTAAGCCATGACCGAGAGACTTCTCGATAAGTTCCTCGAAAGTGATTCAATGAAGCAAGCCGAGTTGCTTGCCATGCTCACACCTGAAGAGCGTCACGCTTTACTGGTCATCCTTGATGCTGAGTTAGATAACCCTTGGGCTAGATGGCAGAACGACCCCGTTGGATTCGTTGAGCAAGGATTAGGCGAAACTCTTTGGAGTAAACAAAAAGAGATTCTGACTTCATTAACATTAAATAAAAGAACAGTAGTTCCCGCTTGTCACGCGCCTGGGAAATCTCACCTTGCCGCGAGAGCGGTAGCGTGGTGGTTATCTACACATCCCGCAGGTACCGCCGTAGCAATTACAACAGCGACTACACACCGACAAGTTCGAAACATTATGTGGCCGCATATTAGAAGAGTTCATGCTAAACATAACCTGCCTGGGGAAGCCGATACAGTTCAATGGAAAATAAATGGCACCGTAGTTGGATATGGATTTAGTCCAAGCGCTCATGATGAAACAGCGGTTCAAGGTATCCACGCACCTAACTTGCTCGTAGTAGTTGATGAGGCTGGAGGTTTATCCGACACAATCGGCGGAGCGCTTGAATCTCTTATGACGGGTGGCAATACCAAACTTCTCGTACTTGGTAACCCGCCAACAGATACAGAGCAAACTTGGTTCGAGCGAATCTGTTCGAGTCCGCTCTATAACATTATTCCGATTAGCGCTTATGACACACCAAACTTTACGGGTGAGGCAACTGGCAGGTGTCGCGCTTGTCCTGATTACATTGAAGAGCATGAAGTGAGAACGCACCTTGTTGATGAAACATGGGTTGCTGATGTCATTTCTGAATTCGGTGAGGATTCTCCATTCGTTGAAGCCCGTGTCATGGCGCAGTTCCCTAAGTCGAGTACAGGCAAGGTCATTCCGTTCGCGTGGGCTGAGATGGCAACAGAGAATGAAGAGCCGATTGAATCAAAGATAATTAAACTTGGAGTTGATATTGCTTCAGATGGTGGAGATGAATTTGTTATTGCTCGATTAGATGGCGGAGCAGTAAGCATCGTTCATCGCTCATCGGGTAAGCAAAATGCTAACGCAGTTGATGTCGCTGGTGTAGTAATGCGAGAGGTTGAAGCCTGTATCAAGATTCATCAAGAGAGAGAAGTACGGGACAGAGTTCGAGTCAAAGTCGATACCATCGGATTAGGTTGGGGCGTTGTCTCCATGTTGGACAGATGGGTCAAGGAGCGCCAGTTACCCGCGGACATCATCGCAGTCAATGTAGCCGAGAAGCCTAAAGACCAAGCCAAGTTCAAGAATCAAAGAGCAGAGATGTGGTGGAACGCTCGGCAGATGGTTCAACCTAAAGACGGCAAACAGGATATTAGATTGAATGTAGATAGGTTCGTGCTATCTCAAATGGCAGGTCCAACATATACATCGGACGCATCGGGTCGAGTTGTTATCGAGTCGAAGGTAGACATGAAGAAACGAGGCGTTGCTTCTCCTGACCGCGCTGAAGCGATATTATTAGCGCTCTACGAAAACCGTTCAGTTATTCAAAACATTGCGCCAATATCTATTGGGCAATCAAATCAATGGGGAACATTATGAGTCGCTCTGATTGGGATTTAGATTTACGCTTTGGGCAAGAGGGCGAGGTTATAGTTAATTCACTATTAACCGCACCGATTGAAACAGTTGAAGTGAAGCGAGATAGGCGCTGGAAAGAAACAGGCAATCTCTATATTGAAACCGAGTGCTGGTCAGATGTCCTTGCTTGCTGGTACGCATCGGGTATCAGTACAACCAAGGCGAGCCATTGGTCATTCATCCTTGAAGATTCCGTGCTAACAGTACCTACCGAAAGAGTTAGCAAGGCAGTTGCGTTTTACGGGGTAAGGCGCGAGATGAATCGCCCTGAGTATTCAACCAAGGGATTCACAATTACAGTCGCAGATTTACTTAAGGTCTCTCAAAGCGTTTAACTTCTTCCACCTTTTAACTATCTCGGTACCTTTTTCAAGCCCGTACTTGTTATACAAAATCTGACATTGCCTAAGAGTTAAACCTGTATGTGGATGAGATGACGAGAGAATCCCCTTGCCATACTCATCCACTAGGTCGTTAAGTATCTCGTTGCTCAAACTAAGATGTTCTCAGGCTGGATGTTGTAAACAGATTCGTAGAGCAGTTGTCCGCTTTCCCAATCTGACCAGTCGCCATCGCTGGAGATTTTGATATTGTCTCCAAAGATTTTCTTGGCAAGGATTAGCGAAGCAGTCACCGCTGTGTCGTAAGGCTTTTGAGCAGTCTTACAGAAGTTGAAATCAACCCCATCGGCGCTCACATAGAAAGTTTCATGAGAGTTGGCTCCGACTCCATTGAATACAATTTTGTCATCGCCGTACTCTTCATCGGCAATCTCGATTCCTGCCTCTTGAGCAGTAGCCACTAATTGCTTGACGCCTTCAGCGAACTCAATGAACTTCTCACGGGATGGTTCCTCGATGAAATTAAAGTAATGTGTGTACCCCATTTTATGCGACCTCTTTCTCTAGGCATCGGTTTCTCCACCAAGCACCCTCAAGAGTTTTTGCTGGAGTTAGAACATTGATGAATGATTCAGGAGCCTCGTAGTAAAAAGGTTGCTCTGATTCTCCTAAGACCTTTACAGCCACGGAACCATTCTTGCGACGAGTCAGAAAGACAGTCGCAAAGATTGAGTTGTCCTCGAGTTTCTTTAGGGCTACATAGAAAGCCTTTTGCCCATGTTCATTCTTACCCTCGAAGATTTTAACTGGCTCGTAAACACCATCGTAGGTGCTTTTGAGATACCAGTTAATAAATTTCTTGGTAGTGATTCTGCTACTGACCTGAGTTACATCCCACCCCATTTATGCCACCGCCTTTTCTTGGATGATGCTTTGAACAGTTTTAGCGTGTTGCTTGAAGATTGACTTGAATAAATCTTCCTCGCCCTTAATCCACTTGCCAATATCTGTGATGCTGAATTCCCTTGAGTCGTAGGCTTCTCCAGCCTTACCGCTCTTCAAGATAGATACATAACTTACCTTGATGTAAGCCTCGGGAATGTAAGCGCCCTCTTCCCAAACAGTCTCGATTGAGACCCAGTTTAAGAAATACTCCTTGTCGAAGATTGACACCTTGACTGGGTTTTCCTCAGTTGAAAAACTAAGCCAAGTGTTTGCTTCGTGATGAACAGTTGTAACAGTTTTGCCACTTGATTCGATTTCATATTTACTCATTTTATTCCCCTCTCTGAGAACAAGTCCAGTATATCACTACTGGGGTTAATAATCTAATCTATTAGTGACCAGTTGAAGCCTGTTTTGGCTGACCGTCCCATAGCCACCCGTTCACCACGGAGTTGATTCTGATGGCGGGGTCACCGTAGCCATACTGAATACGGTGCTGAGTGATTGGCGGAAACTTGATGTCGTAGTCGCCTGTCTCGCTGTTGTAAACCGCACGACCCTTGACCTCACCTGTTGATTTAGTTGTCCAGTAATCGCCACCGCCGTAAGTCGCATCTTCTCGAGTCTGACCTGTTTGCTGAATCCATACAGATGATTTTGTAGCGCGAACTACTTTGTAGAACTCGACATTCGTTTGGTCGTAGCCCCATGATGTGTAGAAGATGTCTCCTACTTTGACTTCTCGCTTTTCAGGCTCAACAACTATTGAACCGCCTTCGTTTAGATAGTCACTTGTACTCATTTGATTATCTCCCCTCCATTTTTGATGATGATGTCTCTGACGAACTCTCTATCAACGCTATCGCCGTCGCCCCAAGTTGAAGCCTCGCCGATGTAAGTTTTAACTGCCTCTGTAATTGCTTTAACAGTTGCTCCCTTGATTGGGAAAACACCAGTTACAGGGTTGTAGAAACTATCTACATATTCAACGAAATCTAATATCTCGTTGTTTTCTATTTGAATCCCCATGTTATTTCCTCTCTCTTACAACACCAGTATAACACAACGGGGGTTAGAAATCATCCCAATTTAACAACTATTTTTTTCGAACATTTGTTCGCCTGATACCCTTATGCCATGTCTCTTACTCCATCAGTCGCCAAACTTTTGAAGGCTTCATGCCCAACCGCGACTCAGGATGTAAGAGCCAACCTTGAGAACCGTGCTAAAGCCATTCAAACGGCTCTGTACGGTCCGTTAAACCCGTCCGAGCCTAATGATGACTACTGGGCAAAGATGGGGGCTGAATGGGGCGTAAGCGCCGAAGAAGCCAAGAAACAGCGATGCGGAAATTGCGCCGCTTTTATTCAAACCTCAGCGATGCTCCAATGTATCGAAGGCGGATTAGCCCAAGGCGAAACCCGCGAAACCGCTTGGGATGTTACCGAGGCAGGTGAGTTGGGATATTGCGAGGCTTTCGATTTCAAATGTGCCAGCGCTCGCACTTGTAGGGCTTGGATTGTCGGAGGTCCAGTTAATGATTCGAACGCAGGGCGACTTAAGTAATGCCAAAGAAAAAAAGAGGCGCGTTTAATCCAATCCAAATTAAAGAAGGTTGGATTGTAAGACTTCACAAAGATGGGCGAATTGCCGAGCGGATTGAAAAATATCCACCTGAGAAGAAAAAATGACACCCACAGTTCAATTACCGTTAGAAGTATTTGAATCCTGTGACAGATGTGGAGCCAAGGCTAAAGTTGGGGCATCATTTCTAAATGGTGACCTTTACTTTTGTGGACATCATGCTAAGACTTTACAACCACACTTACTTGCGAAGGCGCTAACTATTTATGACCCCGAACGATATATGGAAGAACGAGAATCACTCGGCTGATTGCTACCGAGTAATCCCCGTTCCTAATCCAACTTACTTTGAGTCCCGAGTAATCTGCGTGTGCGGATTACAGGGCTTCGATAATCGAAGTAATTACCGAACTAATAACTATCAAGACAAAACTACCCAAGAGGGTAACGCCCCATAGATAACGAAGTTCAGGGAACTTTGCTGGTGGACGCTTCATCTTAATTGTTGGCTTGTTTACAATCTGACTGAACTTTTGGTCAATCATCTCTTGTTGGTTTTCCATAGATTCCTCTCATGTTGTAAGGATATACAACTAGGGTTGAGGATACTACTTTTTAGTTGAGTTGGCAACCTTACGCTTTTGTTGATGGAAATAAATAAATGGGGCAGATGTGTAGGCGTCATTGTCCGAACTTATCTTGAGAGCCTTGGCTAGAGAGGCTCCAGCCGATAGCGCACCGATTCCATAACTAGAACCCGAGCCGACACCATAGAAACCTTTTGAGTCCAAGCACACCGAGAAGTCATCGGCTATCTCGAATATCTCACCACCAAGGGCAATCAGGAAAGAGAACTTTGCTTCATCATCATCGGCGTCCCACTTGTATTCATTCTCTTTGAAACAGGCTTTCAAGGACGGGACAACTTTGGCAATCATAAAATGGTAAAGGTTATTCCAATCTTTGACCGTGGGAGTTGGCGGAATCCATATATGTTGAGCAATATCGCAAGGCGCACATTCTCCAGCACCCGCGATTATGTAATCGCCTTTCTGACTTATCTTGACCATCTGAGGATGGTTAGCAGTTCGCCCATTGCCAGCAGTTACCTGCGAGTCAGCGCCTAAAGAAACTTTGTCAGAATGTTGAACAGCAAGGATTGTTGTCACTATGACCCGCTAAGTTTCACTCTGCGCTTTTGGTCAATCTCATCTTGAACATCGCCGAAAGTACGACCAGCCAACTTTTTATTGAAGTGGCGGATGTTGTTGGCAGGTATGCCGATTTTATTACTTGGCAAAGTGATAGCCAATAAGTCGCTCGCATCTTGGCTTGAATATCCAGCATCCAAGATAGCGACATCATCGGGAAAGACTTCAGCATGGCGGTCAGTCTCTTTGTCAATCAGGTGGTCTTGCTTTCCGCCCATACTGTAAAGGTAGCGAAAGTTAGCAGGGCAATCAGGCTCTACGACTTTCTTGAATAGCGCAACCTCTTTTGTGTAGCAGTAGAAAGTTACCTCGGGAGTTAAGCGAGCAATCTTCAACCATAGGTTGAGATAATCTTCAGAGAAGAAATCTCCAGCATCGTGAATCCGAATATGCTTACCAACCATCTTTGGCTTTTGGACTTCAGCCAACATCTGCTCAAACCATTGCTCGGGATAGTTCAACACATACTCGAGATTCAAGATATGACGCGAGCGCACATTGCTAAAAAGATAAGTGCCATTCCTCGCATAACAAAAACTAGAACACGCACCCGCTTGCGGACACACATTAAAGTTAGAGCCGTCAGTTAATTTGATAGCGAAAGCAGGAAGAGTCCAGTTAAAGATTCCGTCAGGCTTTAACTCGCTGTTTTGTGTCAGCAGTTTTTTTGGTGGGTTCATGGCACCAATCGTAACGCTTAGGGTTTTACAACCTCGGTTTGAACAGCCATCAATCCAAGCGTGGCGTTTTTCCATACCTCGGGAGTTCCCGTATCAGGAAGGTAACCACCAGCCCCGCCAAGAAGAATTGGCGTATTGTAGAACTGTTCACGGATAAGGCGCATGGAGTTGAAATATCCCTCGGGCGTATACATGAGATTCGATAGTGGGTCATCGGCTAAACCATCCGCACCACACGCAACAAAAATCATTGTAGGTTGAAACTCTTCACACGCTTGAAGGAATCCCTCGGTAGCGCTGAGTAAAGCATCATCACCTGACTTTGGAGCAAGCGGGAAGTTGTAAGCGCGATTCTTCCAGTCGCTAAGTAAACCCGTGCCTGGAAAAATCCCATACTCATGAACTGAATAAGTCAGAACATTCTTATTGGATTTGAGTAGCATCTCTGTACCGTCACCATGGTGAGCATCGCAATCAAAGATAGCAATTCGCTGGTCATATTCATTCGTCGCTTTAGTTGCGGCGATAGCAAAATCAGCAAAGACGCAGAACCCGCTGGCATGGTCACGCATCGCATGGTGCTTGGCTCCAGCGAAATTAACAGCAAGCAAAGTTTTCTTATCAAGCAAAACATCTAGGGCAGTCAAAGTACCGCTCACAAACATCTTGGCTAACTCACCTAGGTCGTGGCGTTGTCCTACCCATTCATCGCACTCACCGCGAACAGTTACATCAAAAACATAGCCCATCTCATGAATGAGGTGTAGGTCATCGGTTGAACATGGTTGAGGTTCTATCTCCCAAACATTTAACTGACGCTTTTGTGATTCCAGCATGACTTGATTACGAGCATGGAGAAACCTTCGTCCTTGAGTTGGATGCGTCTTGTCGAAAATCCAATTCGCATACTCAGGCGAATGAACTAAAATTGCGTGTTCCATTGTTACTCCTCTCGTTATTAAACCCCAGTTTACATTATTTTCTTTCTTTTAGCACAATCTTTGCGGCGAGAAGTCTTTGCTCGTCCTCGGGCGTATTGCGCCATGGCAACATATTAAGAGCCTTGACCATGTTCTTCAAAGCCCAAGTTGGCTGGTTGCCAACAATCTTCTTTGCTTCGATTAAGTTCATGCGCTTACCTCTGCTTTCTTCAAAATAGACCAAACTGTTCCGTCAGGAAAAGTTCTAATTTCTGCCTCCGATACCTTGATAAATCCAAGGTCAGCGCAGATATAAGCGCGACCATCAATCTCAACCTCATCGCCTACTGAAAGGGATGTGTGAGTTCTAGTTGGAGACAACTTTGATTCGATTGTTTTCCATAGATTGATTTCCGCTAGTGAAGCGCCGAAGTCAGCGAGTTCACCTTGAAGGTTTGTCACCTTGTAAATTGCCTCGCAGATTCTAAAGTCATCGCTGACCTGCTTTGGCAGTTCTAGTTCAACGCTACTGATGAAGCGTCCGCGCTCGACATTATCGCCAAACGCTTTCCAAGTGATTTTGATTTTAGTCATTACGCACTCACCTTTCCGAATTCAACATTTCTGAAGCAAGATGCTTTGTAAGCAACTTCTCCAACATTTTCGCAGTAGACACCTTCTACGGTGCCTTTGTCATATACAACACCGTTACGAACGAACTGACGGCTTACTATGTATTCGTCGTTCCAACCTAAAGAGATTACAACGCGATAACCGTTAGATACTTTTAATTCAATCTCGACAGTTTCGCCTTGGTTATTTTTTGTAACTCCGACGCGACCACCTGAGATGGCGAAGATGTTCATACGACCTATTTGGTTAATGAGTTCATCCTCGTTAAATGGACGACCTTCTTGCTTTGTCATTTTGTCTCCTCTCTAAGACAATCTGAGTATATCATAACTAGGGTTAGTTATTCCTGTTAATTCTGACCTGCGACACAGGAATTCCGTTAGCCTCGGCAAACTTCTTTTTTGCTTGAGCCAAGTTGGAACGCTTCTCTTTTGATTGAGCAGTCAATTCCAAGAAGGCAATCACATTACCGAAAGCCTGTGCTAACTCTTTGTGGTCTGCTGATTGATAAGTAGCCAACCACTCCAATGCCCATCTCAAATCAGATGCGCTTGGCGCTTCTACTTTTACTTCACCACTCATCAATGCTCTTTCGACTGTATCTGTGTCGGAAGAAATTGAAGTTTCACCGTAACTCCAGTTTTTATAGTCAAGACTCATTACTTTAACCTCGCAATTTTCAACGCGCTTTGGAATTCCTTTTCGAACTCCACCGCATAACAAGCCAAGCAAACGCCTTTTGGAAAGACTTCCATCTTTTCAATGGCGACTTTACATTTCACGCACTTTTCCATTTCATGTCCTCCTCTCGGACATCTCTGAGTATACCAAACGGGGGTTAATAAAGCCAATCAAGAAAGACAGTTTTAGCCACCTAATCGGGCGAATCCGTGGCGTGTCGCGGGAAAGTTGAGCCTAGCCGACTCAAGTTTGGTTTATTACCAAACCCCCATTTGGTATAATGGGTAATGAGAGGGGGAAGATATGGCTTTCCAAGATAGAGACCAAACCACTCGAGTTTATCGAGGCGAGGCTCAGTTAAAGAAAATTCATGAAGAGTTCTCTTTGAAAGAGTGTCAAAAGTTCGTAGACAAAGTTCTTGCTCGAAAGTACATCAAGGACAAATACGGCTGGAATCGACCAATCGTAGTTTTAGATGGCAGAGGTCGAAGAAGCGCTGGCGCTACATTCCGCCACGGTCAATATGTAATCCTGTTACCAAAGTGGGGCAGACAAAAGTTTGTCATATTACATGAGTTAGCACATCACTTATCAAATGACCGATGGAGCCACGGAGCAAAGTTCGCTACCTGCTTACTCGACTTAGTTCGAAATGTTATGGGCAAAGAAGATGCCGATAAGTTACAAGCAGGATTCCATCTTCAGGGAGTTCGATTGGTTGGAGAGAATGGCAAACTATCAAAAGCAAGATTGCCAAAGTCTCAAATCGAATGGTTCAAGGCTGAGAAGGAACGCCAAGAAACTCTCAAGCAAAAGATGAAGGATGTGGCATGAGATAGAATCGGGGCATGAAAAAAGTCCAAGACATCTTGCGCCGAATGGTTGCGGTTTTTACTGTCGGCGCTCTTGGCACCTTGGGCGCAGGGGCTATCGTTGGGATTGATACTTGGGTATCGCTATCAATGGCAGGGCTGTTGGCAGTCGCATCCGTGGCAGAGAGATTAGCCCGTGAATATCTTGATGACGGGAAACTAACTCTCGATGAAATCAACGGAGCCTTTAGTCCGTTTGCTAAATCAGAAGAGGCTAATCTTTCTTTCGACGAAGAGGATAAGTCAAAACCCAAACACCAAAAGTAATTAGGATTGCGTAGCCCACGATATTTTTAGCAACACCATCAACAAGAATCCAAGCAACAAACATTCCGAGCATTGTCCATATTTGACCGATGAGGTCATTTAAGAAGTCTTTCAATTTGGTCTCCTATATCCAATACTACCGATTGCGGTAGCCATTGTAGTCGTAGCGATATTGCCAACGATTGTCGCGGCAATAATTGTTTTACTTGCTTCTTCGCGTTCTTCAGGAGACATATCTGCTCCAAGGTTTCCGATAGCGAAAAGTAATTGTGCGGGGCTTTCAAAGACGGCTGTAAGAATGTCTCCAGCCGATGTGAGCAGTTCTAAAGCAACAGCGACTTCGGCTGTAATAACAACCTCGTTGCCATTCTCATCTTGGCGAACTTCAACAGGTGTCTCGGCAGGTAAATCCTCTAGTGTGATTCCAGCCTCGGCGATTGACTCAACAGTTACGGCTTGACCATCTGCCGATTCAATAAGTGCTTCAGCAACAAGTTCTTTTTCTGCCGTAGTGAATTTTCCATCTTGAGAAAGAGTCTCAGAAAGATTGTTTACTTCACTCTGAGTAATTTCACCATCGGCTGAAAGCGCATCGATAATAAGACTCTCTTCGGCTTTAGTTAAAGCGCCACCATCTGAAAGAGTTTCAATCAAAGCAGTCGCTTCGGCTTGAGTAACTTTGCCATCTTCCATCAATGAATCAACTACCGCTTCAGCATCAGCGGGTGTAATCTTTCCATCCGCTAAAGCATCATCAATAACTTCGGAGGTTTCCAATGGTTCTATGGACGGATTTTCTTGCGGTGGGTCTACTGGCAATGGTTCTACTGGGACTTCGATTGGTGGTTCCTCGACAGGAACTTCCTCGACAGGTGGCTCGATTGGTTCGGGCGCTGGAGGTTCTGATGGTTCTTCTACTGGTGGCAATGGTTCTAGTGGTTCGGGGTCAATAGGTGGTAGTGGTTCGGGTATGGGATTTATCGGGGCAGTATCCGTTGGGGGTTCAACGGGTTCAGGCGCAGGTTCTTCAACAGGCGGAGCAGTTGGCTCAGGCTCGGGGAGCGGTACAGGTTCAGGGGCAGGTTCGATTGGCTCTACGGGATTTGGACTTGGCTCAGGTTCAGGGGACGGAATGGGAGTGGGTTCAGGAACAGGAACAGGAACAGGTTCAGGTTCAGGTGACGGAATCGGTTCAGGTTGCGGAACTGGAACTGGAGTCGGCTCTACCGCGGGGGTATCGTTTGGATTCGGAACAGGGATTGGTTCGGGACTTGGTTCAGGTGACGGAATTGGAATTGGGGTAGGCGATGGCGAAGGTGTGGGTTCAGTTGTGGACGGCGAAGGTTGCGGGGTCGGTTCAGGTTGAGGAGTCGGAGTTACGACAGGTTCAGGGCTTGGAGTTGGCGAAGGCGTTGATTCCGATGTTGGTTGAGGTGTCGGAGAAGGAGTGGGCGATGGTTCCGACGGTGTTGGTGAAGGACTCACCGCTGGTTCAGGTGACGGACTTGGAGAAGGCTCAGGACTTACAGAGGGCTGAGGAGTTGGTTGAGGTGTTGGAACCGTGGAGGGACTAGGAGATGGCTCAGGCGTTGTGGTTTCTGTTGGGGTTGGGCTTGGGCTTGGCGTTGGACTTTCTGTTGGTGAAGGTGATGCTTCGTTCGATTGAGAAGAGGTTGTCGGAGTTGGAGAAGGACTAGGTGAAGGTGATGAAGAAGGTGTTGGTTCTGTTGTTGGTGTCGGTGTTGGGGACGGTTGGGGCGTTGCTGTTTCTGAGGGAGATGGTTCAGGTGTTGGAGTCGGAGTCGGAGTTGGAGCAGGACTAGGTGCTGTTTGTAAATTGATTTCGTTAGACCATCCTGAATAAACCGCGAATGAATCATTATCGGCACGGACTTTTATTTGTACTTGCGTTCCCGCTGGAATACCTGAGATTGAAGCGCTAAGAGTTGTTGAAGCAATAGCCCATCCGCTTGCCCAATTATTGTAAGACCAAAAAATTGCGTATCGCTCAACTGGAGTGTTACCCGCTGATGGTGCGTCCCAATTAACTGTTGCTGTTGAACCATCTATCTGTCCTTGAAGATTTGATGGTGCGCTTAATGAACGCTGAACAACTAATGGCTCAATCGTAAGAATTACACTAAGGCGTTTACCCACACCCAAACAAGGGTCGCCAAACACATCGTTGGTAGCGGAGATTGATAATGAGTTGTTGCTAATTGCCTGTTCCACTTTTGTAGTTGAATTGCTTGCGTGACACTCGCCAATTTGAAAATTAACTGGTGTGCCATAAGAAGCAAACTGAATCCCACCAATTTTGTAGCCCTGTGGAGGGGTGAGGGTTAAAGTCCCGCCTTCATTGACTGTCCCTGAAATAGTGCTATTCGCCGAGGCTGAGTCCACGGGCAGAAGCGTCCACCAAAAGACCAGCGAGCAGATGGCAAGGATACGAAAGAGGCGCATTTTGACCCTTTGAACAGGGGTCACGGGGACACGGAGGACACGAACTAGGGGTAATTGTACCTTGAGCCATATTCATGCTAAACTGGGGTTGTAAATGAGAGGAGACCCAATGAGCGTGACAAAAGAGTTCGCAGTCAAGATTGATACAGAGTTATCATCTTGGTACAACAAGCGTTGGGATTTAATCAGCAAACTAGAGAGTGCTGAAGATTCAGTTAAGTTTTATGAGAAGCATTACCCAACTTCACTAGAAAAGATTCAAGAATCTCTTGAAAAGGTCGCAAAGATTAAGTCAGAGATTGTCAAGGTCAATATCGAAATCAAAAAGTTAAATGCGATTTATGACCAAGACCCATGGACAAGAGCGTTCTTAGTTCTTGCCAGCAACGGTCATGTTCACAGTTCAATGGATTGCTCAACTTGCTTTTCAACAACTCGTTACAACTGGTTGATTCAATACAGCAACGACGATGAGAACACAATCGTTGAGGATGCTGGTCAAGACGCTTGTACGATTTGTTACCCAAGCGCTCCAGCAGAAGTTTTGAATCGTCCATCACGAATCGTCACAGCGGACAAAATTGCTAAGGCTCAAGCAAAGGCAGAGCGCGATGCGAAGCGCGAGGCAAAGTTAGCCAAGCAAAAGGCAAACGCTCCAACAAAGAGCGGTGAGTTCCTTTACTTCAAAGATGGAAAATACACAGAGGTCATCAAGACAGAGCGTTCAGCGGTAACAGAGTGGTTCAACCTTCAATGGAAAAGAGAAGTCGTAACTCACTACTACGACGGAACACCACACAGCCCTGAATCAATCTTGGAGCAAGAGCAAAAGATTGCTAAGGACAAAGAGAAGGCGGACATCATCTGCCAAAGTCTTGCCGAGAAGAACGGCGTGTCATTTGACCAGCAGTTGAAAATACTGGAAAATAAGTACAAGAAGAGGGGGAACCAATGAACCAAGTAGAAGAGTTAATGGCAAAGATGGTCGCTGAACATAGCGAGCCACTTCATCCTGACCTGCTTCCATACTTTGAAAGAAGCACGGGCGAATGGGAAATGTTGCGCCATCCACTTGTTTATCAAGTGCCATTTCGTTCCAACGGTAGCGCCAATGCTCAATATGCTCAGAAGTTAAAAGCAGTTAAAGAAGCGCTTGGGTCTTGGAATTACAGCCAATATGTATTTTTACATGAGCGCCCATACAGAGTTGAAGCGTTCAAGAAAATCGAGAAGCAATTAGGGATTGTTAATTACTGGCAATTACTTACTCAGGTTTGGATAGATACAGAAAACCAGTATGCCTATCTAAAGGATTGGAAGAAATTACTTTCCGCTGACCGTGGAGACCGTAACGACATGATGAATGACGAGGATAAAGAATCCTTGCGCTTGCTTCCTGAAGAGGTAACTATTTATAGGGGTTGCCAAGAATTCTTAAACGAGAACGGATTATCTTGGACACTAGATAAATCCAAAGCAGAATTCTTTGCCAATCGATTTGGCAAGAAAGGAATCATCTTGGAGAGGAAGATTCCAAAGTCAGAAATCGTGGCACTACTTACAGTCCGCGGTGAGACAGAAGTTATATGGGAGGAGAAAAAATGAAATGCTTTACTTGCGGTAGCGAGTTAAGACTGACCATGATTAAAGGAAAAACCTATTGCTTTAGATGCGAAGCAGATGCTTCACTTCAGGCTTACGGGGTAATCCGACAAATCAAAGAGAGGACAGCATGAACGAGACCAGTTACACAGAAAGTTATCTAGCCAAGCGAAATGTCAAACTGACCGCCAAAGGTCGTAAGTGGGCAGAGAACGCCGAGGGAATCGCCTTTGCGCTGTTCTTGTTGCTTATCTTTGGCATTGTAGGGTCAATAGAGACAGGGAAGTGGTTCGGATGAATCTACTATCACGCCTAGGGCGGAACAAGCCTCTACGGGTCTCTGAAGGCTCATTACGGGCTATTCGGCGAGCGCAGGTGGAAAAGATGCTATCTGAAGAGGCTGATAAACGACGCGCTCGAAAGATGGCTCGGTTTAAGTTGAATTCTTAACCCCAGTAGGGTATACTTATTTTGTAACCAAGAGAGAGGATACAAAATGGCGATTCAAGCCGTTGTGAAAATCGAGAACCAATGGGTCAAAGGCGAAATCAACAAAGTAGTAGTTGAGTTCGAAAAGATTGGCGAGATTGAAGATTACTTAGCCTATAACAGGGCTTACATCAAAGAAATCAAATTCGTTGGCAAAATCGTTAAGGAGGAATACTAATGAGTCAAGTAAAAGAAGCAACTGCTAAATTTACCCAAAATGCGTGTAAGTTAATTTACAATGAGGCTTACGCCGCTGGAATTAAGGCTGGCAACGAAGTCGGTGTCCCAAAGTTTATTGTTGGTGACGCGATTGGCTTGAGTCAAGAAATTGATTATTCAAAGCCAACTTATGTCCTAGACGGTTTGTGCGGATTCGCATGGGTAGACATATTTCCAGCAAGAGGCTCATTCGTGACTTTTTTGAAAAGTCAAGGAATCGGAGACAAAAACTACAAGAGCGGTTACGGAATTTGGATTAAAGAATTCGGACAGAGCGTAGACCGCAAGTACGCCTTTGCTCAAGCCTTTGCTGAGGTACTAACAAAGTACGGAATCAGGGCTTACGCAGGTAGTCGCCTTGACTAAGTAACAAACAGAATTCATCCCGTCGGTCTCTTCTTAGATTGACGGGATGAATCGCATAACCACTTTCTAACCTTTCTTGGTTATGCGTCGGGTATCATTTCTCTCGGGTACCCAAATAGTTCGGTGGCGTAGTAGCGCCTGTTGCGCGTCCGTCCTCTCTCTAGCGTGACTTTCATCGCTCCGCCACCGAACGCCCAACTATTGACAGTCATTCATCTTCATGATGTACCCTTAAATCAGGTTCGCAAAACACCTACTCGCCAAAGTGAGGTCAGTCCAATACTGACAACATAGAAGCGCTACAACCAGTAGCGAATAAATGTTCACTCCTAACAATGGAGGAATATGCGATTCTATGGAAACATTTTCAAACCAATTCCAAGCATTATCTTTGTTCTTGGAATTATCATTATCAATCCGTTCCACATTCCACCTGACCCAGTAGCGCAAGCAAGTGAAACGCCAGTAGTAAAACCAATACTGGTCGAGCGCACACCCGAAGCATCTAAAGAGTTCGCTCAAAAGCGTCTCGGTGCTTACGGTTGGGATACACCTAAGCAATGGGAATGTCTCCTATCGCTGTGGACTAAGGAATCAAACTGGCGCCCTGATGCGTATAACAAACAACCCGTATACCAAAACGGAAAAAAACTTCATGCTGGTGGAATCCCACAGATACTTGGACTAAATCCTGACCTTACGGTGGAGGAACAAGTGGAGCGCGGACTCATCTATGTCGAATCTCGATATTCGAATCCCTGCTCGGCGTGGCGCTTTTGGAGTTCTAACTTTTGGTATTAACCTCCCTGAATGGGAATTGAAGAAGAACAAAAAAGACCTTCAGCAATAGACGATGCGCTCGCCGAAATCGGGCGCATCGCCTTTGTTGAACCAGCAATCTGTACAGGATGGGTTCTCGTATCTGAATGGATGGGAGAGGGCGACAAAGATTATTGGACGCTCACACTTGCCGATGACCAAAACCCTGATTGGCGCCACCTTGGATTAGTTCATCATGGATTAAAAAACTGGGAGGGTAATGATGATGTCGGACTCAGAGATAACTCAAGCGAAAATTGAAGAAGAAAGATTACAACTGCTCAACGATTTAATCAGGGAGCGATTCGGAGAATGGGCGACACGCAAAGATGTCCCAATCAGCAGTAATCAAGAAGTCCCAAGATAACATTTATACATGGGTTCATTTACATCTCAAGCGCCATGTCGGGAAGCCGACCCTTGGCTCTTTGACCAATTCAATTTAGATTTAGCACAACCCGCGTTAAATTATTGTTCCACTTGTATTTTTTGGACAGAGTGTGAATCTCTAGTACAGCCTAAGCCTAATTTCTATGATGGAATTGTTGGTGGCAAGGTATGGCGTAACGGAAAAGTTTTGGCTAAGTTAGATGCCACTTCCCCTAATCGTCTAATTGTTGGAGAGGAACTTGATGCCGAAAATTACGATGCCTTGGAAATTCGAGGGAGCGAGTTGTTGGGGCTTGGAAACGGATTACTTTTTCCCCGAGAAGAATTTGATAACGGAGGAGAACAAGAAAGCAAAGAGAATTTGTAATGGATGCGTATGGAAAACAGAATGTCTGACCTATGCGTTACATTACAAAGTAGTCGGCATTTGGGGTGGAACATCTACTAAAGAACGCGACAGAATAAGAAAAAAACTAAACATAATCGCCAAACCAATAACGAATGAGAGGCACATAGCATGACCGCAATAGCAATAGCAGGAAACCTAGCCAATGACCCTGAGTTGCGCTTTACCCCTAACGGTAAGGCAATGGCAACCTTCACAATCATTTCATCAAAGTCACAAAAGAAACCTGATGGCACTTGGGAAAATATCGATGTCACTCCATGGTCAATTAAGTGCTGGAACAAACTCGCAGAAAATGTTGCCGATTCTTTGAAAAAGGGAATGGGCGTAATCATCCAAGGAACCGCAGTATGGGAATCTTGGGATGACAAAACCACGGGTGAGAAAAAAGGCAAGATGAGCGTGACCGCTTTCAATGTGGGCGTGGACTTAAAGCGCCACATAGTTCAAGTAGTCGATGTCCGCCGTAATGCTGAGGGCGATACCGAGGTAGACCCTTGGAGCGCTCCAACATGGAAGAAAGAACCCGAGGTTTCTGAGTCGTTTCCTTTCTAACCCTGATGTAGTATTATTAGGGTTAATAAACTCTCGAAAGGGGTTGTAAATGGCTTGGACTGATTTCTTTACAAAGGAATTAGCAGGTGCGAAAGTAGTTGTTGATTCCAATGGCAAACCGTTTGTATCTCAAGAAATTGCTCCCAAAGAGTATGTTGAGATTGAATTAAACATTCAACACGATGCTTTGCCATACAACATCTATTTCCGTCGCTTCGATACTATTGGTGGTGAATTAGAGAACCGTCTTTTTGCTCAGGTGGGCGATAGAGATTTGGCTTTGAAGTCTGCTTTTGGAATTACTTCCAAGAGAAACAACTCTTTTGAGTTGGTACTAGACGGAGAATAAAAAGGCTAAATTCGCCTAGCGGTATAATCGACGGGTGTACGATAACCTTTCACCTAATAGTGAAGGTGTCGTGTCTGTTTTAGGGGCTTTCGCTATCCAAACTCATGAGTTGTTTTCTGAGTTAGTAAAGGCGGGATTCAATCAAGAACAGGCAGTCGCAATCGTCGTAGGATTAGCAACCAAAGAGTAGAGGGTTAGATGGCTGAGAAAATAACGCCCGACTTACAGGAGTTCGGCTCTACTGGTCTGCGTCGTTCAGGCGGTACCATTTTTGAAGAATTTCTAGTTAATCTTCGCGGACAACGCGGAGCAAGAATCTATCGAGAGATGGCTGACAATGACCCGACTATCGGTTCAATGTTATTCGCAATCGAAAAAGTTATTACTCGTCTTGAATGGCGTGTAGACCCATTCTCTGATGATTCTAAAGACGGAGAAATTTCTCCTGAAGATAAAGAAGTAGCGGTATTCGTAGAATCTTGTCTCCACGATATGAGCGAGTCTTGGGACTCTGCTTTATCTCAGATGCTTTCAATGTTGGTCTTTGGTTTTTCATATCACGAAATTGTTTACAAAGTACGCGAGGGAGATAGCAAAGACCCTCAGCGTAAATCTAAATTTAATGATGGTCGTATCGGCTGGCGCAAAATGCCAATCCGCGCTCAAGAAACTTTATTTCGATGGATGATGGATGATGACGGCGGAATTCAAGGGATGGTTCAAGTAGACCCATCCTCGGGCGGTATCCACCACATTCCAATCGAGAAGTCTTTGCTGTTCCGTACCAGTTCACAAAAGAATAACCCTGAAGGTCGTTCAATCCTTCGTAACGCTTACCGCTCTTGGTACTTCAAGCGTCGTATTGAGGAAATTGAAGCAATCGGTGTTGAGCGTGACCTAGCAGGTTTGCCAGTTGCTTATGTGCCACCTGAGTTTCTTTCATCTACCGCAACAGCGGAGCAAGCATCAGTTTTAGCAACTATTCAAAACATCGTTACATCTATTAAGCGTAACGAACAAGAAGGAATCATTATGCCTTCTATGTATGATGACCAAGGACACAAAGTATTTGATTTAGTTCTTTTATCTTCAGGCGGTTCTCGTCAGTTTGATACAGACAAGATTATTCAACGCTACGACCAAAGAATTGCTATGTCAATCCTTTCTGACTTTATTCTTCTTGGCTCTGACCGAGTTGGCTCTTATGCCCTTGGAACTTCCAAGATGGATTTGTGGTCAATGTCAGTTGATTCAATCGCTAAGAACATTGCTGAAGTAATAAACCAACACGCTATCCCACGCTTATTAAAACTTAATGGCATGGATGCTTCTCGCGCTCCTTATCTAACATACGGTGAAGTAAGCCATGTTGATTTGAATGAGATTGCTGGATTTGTCGGTAACTTGGTACAAACAGGCGCAATCGTTCCTGACCCTAAGTTGGAAGAGTATCTACGCGACTTGGCTGGTCTACCACCTGCCGAACACGATGGACAGAATTTTGGTATGCCTCCTATGCCTGAAGGCGAAGAGATGCCTCCTATGCCTGAAGAACCAACAACATCGGGCGAAGAAGAATTACCTGTTGCTCCTACTCAAACTCAGGCTCCGAAACTTCCTGAAGTTGGTTAGAGATGGCAATTCATTTTGCTAAGGCGCGAAATAAGCGAGTTCCTCTAACACCTCAAGAGCAAGCGCTTGCTCGTACTTTGTACGAATCAATTCAGCGAGCCACGGATAAAATCTCAATGAAACAACTTGAAAGTCTGCTTCGCAACATGGACCCCGCAACCTTAGAGCGTTTACTAGACACAATTACTATTGCTAATCAAAAGAAAATTCAGCAAAGCCTTTTAACCTCTATTGACCTTGGCGGTAAAGAGGCGATTGAGCAGATTCAAAGCATTGCTCCGAAGTTAGCCTTGCCAGCCTTTTTACCTTCCAAGGTAAAGGTAGATAACAAACCAGCAATGGCTAATATGGAGTTCACTAAACTTCCAGCATGGGCGCAACCTAAGCCACCTAAAGTTGAATTTGTTATGTCTTTTGATAAAACAAACCCAAACTCTTTAGCCTTTGCTCAACGCCGTGCTGGTGAATTGGTTGTTTCTATTGATGCCATCTCCCGTAACTCAATTCGCCAAGCAATTATTGACGCCTTTAACGAGCAGTTAGATTACAGAGCAACAGCCCGACGAATCAAAAATGTTGTAGGACTTCACCCTCAATGGGCAAAGGCAGTTACCACTTATGAAAAAAGAGAATTCCAGCGCCTAGTTAGAAGCGGAATCAAGGAAGCAACCGCTCGCGCTCGCGCAACAGAACGCGCTACCCGTTACTCGGATTCTCTTAAGAGCAAGAGAGCAACCATGATTGCTCGCACAGAGATACAGATTGCTCAAAATGAGGGACGCCAAGAGGGATGGAACCAAGCGGCGAAAGAAGGTTATGTAGATGTTGAAGCGCAAAAAATGTGGGTCATTGCTGAAGATGAACGCACCTGCGATATATGTGTTGAATTAGATGGCGAGATAGTTCCTTGGAACGAAACATTTTCTAGCGGACATGAAACTCCAGGCAGAGTTCATCCTAACTGTCGCTGTACCATGGTAATAATTCCTCCCGATAGGCGTCGTAAATGAGTATCACAATCGCATTTCCGCTTGGATACAGACCAGTTTTCAAACACGGTGAACACGACCAATCTAGTCATGGCTCTTGGGCTACTGGAAATTTTAATGAAGAAGCAGAATACGACGGCGCTGTGGGTACATATAGCGAGCGCTACGGTATAGACAAAGAAGGCAACAAGGTTGGCGTGAGTGCCGATGAACATTATGCTATTGATGATTATTCACAAAACGGATACAAAAGAATCAATAGTTTTTTACGCGAAACTGATAAAAAAACAGAGTTAGACCCTGCTGAAGCAAAAGCAATTATTGAAAATGATGAGAGTCTTTATTTACAAGCCATAGATGAATGGTCTGAAAATAACGAAACAGGCAGTATGGATATGACTGAATCCGACTTAGAAGATGCTATTTATACTTATGCTACAAAGCATGGCGCAGAACTTTTAGAAAGAGCAAACAGCGGAAATACCTCTGCGGCGCAAAACACACAAAAAGATGTTGAGGCTTTAGATAGTCTGATTGATAAATCCCCCGTTTTATTTGGCGACAAAAATTTGTATCGCGTATTTTCCGACAAGGCTTTAGAAGGGCTTGAAGAAGGAAGTATTATGACCGATAAGGGGTTTCTTTCTACAACTCGTATCGATGTAACTCAAGAAGGTCAATCATCCGCTCGAACTTGGATGGGTGGAATTAGCAATACTTCCGATACAGTTGGCGTAATCCTTCCAAACAAAAGTGGAACTGGTAAGGGTTTAGCAGTAGATATTTACCGTACAGTTGTCGATGATACAAGTTCTGTATCAGACACAGAAAAAGAAGTTTTACTGCCACGCAATACACCACTAAAGTTTCTCGGATATAAGACAGATGTGGGAACTGAAGCAAGAGTCGCGGTCTTTCAAAGGATGGACGGATGAGCAGATTCAAAACTGAAACACTTGACGGCATTGAGATAACCCGAGCCAAAGATGTTGAGAAGCATGGCGACCACGACCAGTCATCCCACGGCTCATGGGCGCACGGGGTCGAGGTAGCCCCTGAGATAGTCCGCTCCACCCTTGATAGGGTCAAAGAGAATGGCGGTCTCTCAGTAAGCCTCAAGGACGGTTCTGAGCCTACTAAGGGTTTCATGGTTGCCAAGGGCAAGAAGTTCGCGGCGATAGTCAAGGCTGACGACTTTTTTGATGAGGCTAAAGGCGCTGAGATTCTTTCTTCCTATATGAAACAACATAAATCCGAGTTCAAAAATTCGAATAACTACCTCGGTTTATGGCATAATACAGATGATGGACAGGTTTACCTTGATGTATCAGAAAACATTAAGGACGAGGGGGAGGCTATCTCTCGGGGTCGTGACCGCGACCAAATCTCAATTTGGGATGTAGCGAACTTCAAAGAAATAGAAACAGGAGGAACAGGTGGCATCGAAAAAACTCGAAGCAGTAGAACTGCCCGATATGTCAAACATGACGGACGAGCAGATAGACGCTTACGCCAAAGAGATTTGGGCGAAGTTAGCAAAACCCTCAAAGTAATTTACTTTGATTATGGTTTGAAACCCGTATTCAAACATGGTGAACACGACCAGTCGGAACACGGTAACTGGGCTAGAGGCTACACAGAAGAAGAAATTGCTCGCGTTGAAGCAATGCGAGATAAAGGTCCTAGCGTTGATGATTTAGATAGTGCTATAAAAGAATCGGGTGAGTTTAGTCAAACAGACGAGCAGTTAAAACTAATTGTTGAAAATGACCAAGACCTTTACAACGATGCCACCGCAGGAATTGATTCGATAGTGGCAATGCGCCTCGCAAGCCTTCAAGCGGAATTTCCTAATCATGAATATACCGAGCAGGAAAAAGCAACTATCTATGAAGATGCTCAACGCGACATGATTGATGGTTACATAGAGTCTCAGAGAGACACATTAACCGAATTAGCGGCAGGTATGGACTCAGGTGAGTTTGGTGTGAGCGCTCAGGAACTAACACCATTTTTTGATGAGGTTTATGGAGTAACACATACTGGTAATAATTTGGATGGAGAAGAGCGCACCATTTCTTCACAAATTTATGACGCACAAGTTGGGTATAGGGGCGAGGGGTCAGTAATTATTGATGGAAGTCTTAATAACGAAAATGGCGAGCAAGTTGGTTTTATACAGAGAGAGTTTTTCAAAGAAAATGGTGTTTGGAATGTTGAGCATTTAGCCCTTGTTATTGAAGAGGATGACTATAAAGGCACGGGCTTTGGTAAAGAAATTATTCAAAATTCAGAGGCTTGGTATGTAGCAAGAGGATTTGGATACATTGAAGTTGGAACCGCTATGGATGGCGCTCGACATTGGGCAAGAGCGGGTTATGACTTTAACCCTGAATATATGCGTGAGAACGCTCGAGAGTTAATCACCGCCGCAAGCGATAGATTTGAAGCGGGGACACCCGAAAGAATTGAATTTGATAATTTGATGGGTAGATACCTAGATGGTTATGTTCCTTCAAGAGAACCTATTTATTCAGGGGTTAGAGATATGAAAGATGAGGGATTCCCGCTACCAGCCGATTTCGCAAACATTGGTTACAAGCCTGGGGCAAAAGACTGGGCAGGAAAAGAATTAACAAGAAGCCTAAATATGAAATATGTCAAAGTCTTAACACCTGAAGGTCAAAAACTTCTTGACGGTCCTATCGACCATGACGGCGATGGATTGATTTACGATGGAACATCCCGTGAAAAACCAGCACCTAGCAAAAAGAACTAAACTGAGGTATAATTAGATTATGAGTAGACGCGATAGATTAAAAGCCATCCAAGAGGCTTACTCTAAATGGGAAGAGGGCGTGACCTTTACCTCTGAAACTGGTGCCTCTGATGAAGATGAGGCAAAGGTTATGGATGAGATTTCAACCATACTTCAAGGAAATAAACCCGAGTAGTAATTCTATCCGCTATCCTTAACACATGGCGGATATTGCTCCTAAACTAATTCATCTAAGCGCTGAGGAACTCAAAGCGTCACATGAGCGTGTCCATAAGTCGGAAGCCAATCCCGCGACCATAGAGGTTCATCACACCATTCTCAATGAGATGGCTCGGCGCAAGATGGAACGCCCTAAAGATGATTGGGACAAATACGAGATTCTTGTTGATTCAATCGACAATGTAGACCTCACCAGCCTTAACGGATTACCAGCCGAAATCATTCTTGATGTCATTAAAACGACAGGGGATACAACTGGCAATATCAAAACCTTCCTAACAGTTGATGGTTACCAAATGCGAGTAGAGGCTGTTGAGAAAAGGATTGCTCAAGAAGATGGAAAGTTTATTGTCTATAACGAGGCAGGGACTAGAAGTTTTGGAAGTTACGATACAAAAGAAGAGGCTGAAGAACGCCTAAGACAGATTGAGTTTTTCAAAGCCGAAGGCGATTACAAACCACCGAAGTCCGTCAGAGAAGCGGCGCAAAGAGCGATTGAGTGGATTGATGCTGGTCTTGCTGGAGATGGTTTTACCGCTGTTGGTAGAACTAGAGCAGGTCAGTTAGCCCGTGGAGAAAACATAAGCATTGAAACTTTGAGGAGAATGAAATCATTTTTTTCTCGACACAAAGTTGATGGGCAAGCCCTTGGATTCAATCGCGGTGAAAAAGGATTCCCTAGCGCTGGTCGAGTTTCTTGGGATGCTTGGGGCGGAGACGCAGGATTCGCTTGGGCGGAATCATCGGTAGAACGATACGAAAACGCAATGGAGAAACATGGAGACCACGACCAATCCGAACACGGAAGTTGGGCTACTGGCGGTGGCGGTGGAGAAGATAAGGGTTCGACTGGTCGCCCCGCTATGGCGAGTGATGTCAAGCCAACAGCAGAGCGAAGCCCTGCCGCGGTCAAACAAGCCGAAAGACTTAGAAGAGATGCTGAAGCAGTAGAACCAGTAGTTACAAGTTTGATGGAGGGCATTGCTAAAACTATTGATGCTAATTTTGCTGAACTAGATGGCAAGAGTTCTCTTGAACAAAGATTAAAGTCCACAGATTCTCTTGCTCGAAAGATTGACCAAGATGCTGAAAAAGACCATGGTGGAGATAGAGAGAAAGCGGCAAACGCAATTTCTGATGCTGTTCGCTACACACTTAATGTTGATGAGGAAAGTTACACAGATGGCGTAGAAAGAACAATTAAGTCAGTTGAAGAAACTGGTTGGAAAGTTGAATCAGTTAAAAACTTTTGGCAAGCAGGTGACCCTTATGACGGTACCAATATCAAACTTAGCAAGGATGGGGTCAAGGTTGAATTACAACTTCACACTCCAAACTCTCATAGAGTTAAAGAAGTAGATTTACATGATGACTATGAAACATACCGAGTTTCTAAAGACAATACTCAGCGTCAAGCCCTGTGGGACAGAATGGTCGATAAGGCTAAGGCAATCCCTCGCCCTGCCAACATGGGCAAACTTTTGACCCTTGGAACGCTCGTAGTTCAAACTTATGAGACCGCTCAACAGGCTGGATTGACTAAATCAACTGGGGTTGATATTATGTGGACAATAACGAGAGGAGGTATAGCCGTATGCGGTATTTCGCAAAACTAGGCGCCAATAACGAAGCGATAAACATTTATCGTTTTGAGCGCGGAGAAACAGCCATGGTCGAGGACAGATGGGATATTCGTACAAAGAGTTGGGTAGACAATCCCGACGCTGATGTTGTGCGCTATCTAGTTCAAGGCGAAGGTGAATTCCAAGAAGTTACCGAAGAGGTAGCCCGACAGATTTTCCCTGATGCCTTT